ATCAAGTTGCACATAACAAGCTGTTCTTTCCGCTGCCTTTACATAACAACTAAATGTCGTGGTTGCGCCAGTAGTAACTGTTACGGATTGAACAACAAAGTGATTAGCACTTAACGTATCCTCAACTAACTTATCTCCTGTTAAAGTACCGTTTGGAGCAATAATAGTATTTGCTGTTACAGTTGCATTAGCTTTACCCCAAGAAGCATTGTCAAACTCCTCAGCCCTTAATATCAGATTAGTCCTCTGCTCCTCAATCAACAACCCTAGGCTCTCGCTAGTTGTCGGGTTATGGTCAAACCTTGGTACGCCGCTCGCGGCTGTAAGCAATACTGGGATGTAGTTTGTGATGGCTGCTGTGGTTGTTGGAGTGTAGGCTGATACTACTGTGCGATTCTCTATTTGGACGCCCCATATGTAAACCGATTCAGTTCCTGCCGTAAATGATTGATACCGTGCAGCTGTGCTGCTTGTGATTAATACTAATTCTGCTGCTGTAGTTGTTGTATTTGGAGCAATTATATTAGCAGCGATACAGCGATACCATCCGTTCCCAACGCTTTGAATTGAACCTGTACATCCACTTGTAGTACCTACAGTTCCACTACTTAAGTCAAAGTTAGCATAAAAGCTATTCATTTCACCTGCTGTATCGTAGGCTGTTATTTGGATAAAGTTTGACCCATTTGCTTTTGCATAACAACTAGAAGTGTATGGACGACCGGAAGTTACAGAAATACCAGCCCTATATAAATCATGAATGCCCGTCCCAGTTGCAGCGAAAGTTGAAGCAGTTGTAGTTCCATCAGGTGCAGCAGTTGAATTTGCAGTAATAATTTTATTAGCGCCACCCCAATTTACGTCATAAGTTTGACTTTGAGGGACTAAATTCTGTTCCGCTAAAGCCACAGTCTCGCCGTCATAGAACGTAGCAGTGCTAGCACGTGAAAACGTAATGCGAGGGTCGAGCTTTTTGGTGTTAGCAAAATCTAACATCAAGCTTGGGTATTCGTTAGGGAAACTACCTTGTATAGCCATCAGACTCTCCGATTAGTAGCTTGGGTACCATTTAGTTGTTGCAGCGTCATAGAACATTGTCACTGCACGGTTAACTACTGCTGTTGTCGCTAATGCAATGTTGCCCGCTGTAGTTGTAGTCCACAAGCCCGTTGGAATCAATGTAAGTTGACCACCGCCCACCGCAAACTCTGGAGGCACTGTAATGTTAACAATCGCTGTTGTACCTGAAACAAATTGAATCGGTGATACAGGTTGAATTGTAGAAGCACTTAAAACCGTAGGCGCTGTGTTAAGGTTGTTAAATAACCCTAACTGGTCTTGGTAAGCTAATTGACCCAAGTATTGGTTTAATGGCACTTCATTAGGGTTACTACCCAAGTCAGTTTGTGATACCACGTTAAAGCCATTTTCAGTAAAGGTAGTAGCGTGAACGTTACTCCACTTATAAGTTGATGTACCCAAGCTGTATGAGTTTGTTACTGTAGGAACAGTGTTACCCGCTACGGCAAGTTTGCCGAATGTGGCTGGGGTTGTGGTGCCGATACCTACGTTACCACTAACATCAATACGCATACGTTCTATAGCGGCTGTATGGATTTTAAATCCACCACCGTTAAATATTGTCCCGCCAAACACACCATCATCAGCAACATAAGATGCACCTGCTGAATTACCAATCCATTGATTTGTACCTACTTTAATGTTTCCATTTACATCTAATTTCTGAGCAGGACTAGTAGTACCTACACCAACGTTACCTGCGGAGTCAATACGCATTGCCTCTACACCGCCCTCAACGAAGCCTAGCGTATCCGCTGCAGGGAAGTAAATACCTGTGTTCTGGTCGCCTTGCGCTACGATGGATGGCGCTGCGGCAGAGCCTGCAGGCACAGCTTTGAACAGTTCGGAAGTGTCAATCTTCTTAGTTTCGTTCGTGCTTAAGTCAACAATGACAAGCGGGTCATCCGCTGCGGTGGTCGCGCCTGTTAGCGCGGTTAGTTGGGTGATTTTCTTATCGGCCATGTTTTACTCCAATTGAATTCGTGTAGGTGGCGAACCTGATTGTTGCAATAAATATTCTTCAATACCTGTTTGTAGTAGGATATATCCAAGTACAGTTGGTGGTACAGGCGAAGGAGCACCTGAGTAGGTATTAACCACACCTGACCCACCAACGCTAAGACCCGTATCTACTTCAGCTGATACGTCAGCAACTACACCGATCGCACCACCAGTTTCAGTGTTGCATTGGTCTACTACAGTTCCCCAGCCTACGTACCCCATTATCCGCCCGCCACACCTGCCTGGATAATTGTTGCTGTTGCGGTGCCCGCGCCAGAGTTAACTAATATTCTGATCGCAGTAACTGGAAAAGCATAGTTACCGTCAGCATTAACTGCAAGCGATGCCAAAGTAGGGTGGCTAAAAAATACAGGCGTTATTGACGGGTTTTGAACATCATCAAACGTGTGTTGGATAGTGTAGTTAACAGTACCCGAAACAACTATTCCTATACCAATGTTAAAGGGGTTTCGAAAGGTATCCAAAGGGGCTACGCTGGACGTGCCTGTACCCGTTTTTGAAATCACAATAGAACGCATTGCAGCCCCCTTACATTACTAAATATACTCATTTTTAACCCCTTAAAGTTAGAAGTTAAAATTAAACCGTCGCACTAAATGGAGTAGCTGGTGTACCTGAACCCACTAAAGCTGCTATTACTAAAAACTCACCTGCTGCAATGTCTGTAATTTCAACATAAGAGCCTACTAGGCCGCCTGTTGTTGAACCGTTCATGGTAAGTGTGTCAGAAGCAGGAAGGGTACTGAATACAGCGCCTGTAGCACCGCCCACTGATGCCGGACCATTAAATGTATCTGTTGAATTGGCCACTTTAATGATATAGCTGTTTGATGTAACGGCTGTTGTAATAACAAAGCGATAAGTAGCGTTTGAACCAGTAGCTGCTGGAAGTGTAACTACACTGCCCGCTGCACGGCTTAAATTGATTGTTTGGCCGTTATAGTCTGCTGCTGTTACGGCTAAAGTGGCTGCTGTTACTGTTGAATTAACGCCTGAACCTGAGATAAAGCCTGCTGTGGACGTGACTGGACCCGAAAAGGTGGTTGATGCCATGATGTGATTTCCTTCATACAAAGTAAAGCTTATTAGTCTTGTATGCGTCTGCCGGGACAGTCTAATAAGCCGGATAAATCCCGGAATACTCACAATATACACCATTTACAGAAAAATAAAAGTGTTTTGCAACAAAAAAGCCACCCGAAGGTGGCTTTCCATTCTACGTATTACCGTTGAATTAAGGTGTACCTGGTGAACCGAAGATACCGCGTGGATCGCTGTAACCGAAGCTATAACGCTCACGTGCTTTGTAACGTACGTTACCTGTATCAAAATCACCTTCAAAACCAGTTTTGAACGCAACACGTTCAAACATTTTCATGCCGTTTGGAGCATCAGTTTTGATGAACCAAGCGTCTGGGTCTGTTAGGTAATGGTTTACTGTGTAGCCTTGTGGAACCATACCCATGTTTTTGATAGCGTTGATATCGTTATCAGCAGTACCAACACGTAGAGTAGATTTCAAAATACGATCTGAGGTAAATTGTAGTTCTTTTGGAACAATCAATTTCAAACCACGAACCGCGATTTTCAAACCACGCTCATCAGTGAACGCTGCGATGTCAATCAAAGCTTGCTCAAGTGAAGTTTCGCTTAAGTCAGCAGGTGTTGTCAATTCGTTGCGTAGATCTGGACCAGACAATGTTGGATGGTCAGTTGCACACAAAGGTTTGCCGTCGCCGCCAACTGCTGTAGTAAACGCACCGTTTAATACTGCTGCTGCTTTGATTTGTTTTGTTGTTGCCATTGAACGAGCTAATGCTTTGGTGTAACGAGCAGCAAGAGATGCATACAAGTTATCTTCAACAGCTTCTTCAGTTAATGAATAAGCCAAAGCAATGGTTTCGTGTGTGTAGCGAGCTGTGTAAACTTCTTGAGCATTGTCGTATGAAACGCCAGCACCCTCAGTTTTAACAGGAGCTTCACCGAAGCCAGACAACATTACCTCTTCTTCAAACGCACGGTCAGAAGTTTCGATGTCGTAGATTTGCTCGTGCTCTTTTTCGTAACCCTTGTATTCCATACCGAACAATGCGTTCAGGCCCGGCTCAAGTTCTTTTACTAGTTGGGAACGTGAAATTGCCATGATTAAGCTCCTTGACCAGCAACGCCAGCGCTGCCGAATAGATGTTCATTGATTTTTACAACCGCAACGGCGTTAGTGCCGAATTCGTTGCCTGGAACGTTGTATAAACCAACGATTTTCAAGTTCAAAGCTGCAGCTTTGGCGATAGTAGAAGAATCTAACTCCATTGCAGATTGACCTGTAGTTGTGTTGCCTGTACCTGCAACTACATCAGCGTTCATGCCGATTTGAGCTTGTGTTAAGCCTTCGTCGCATTGAATGATGAATAGTTGTGCTGGATCATCGATAACATCAGCTTGGATAGTGCCTTGAGTGATGTTTACGCTGCCTGGATAGTAGTTCTTCCATATAGGTTTGCCAGTTGTTGGATCAATGTAGTTACAACCGTTGAACACGCCTACTGCTGCAGTGTGTGTTGCTGGGTTGAATGCTACTAAATAACCATCATAAACTGTTACCAAGTCGCCTTGGAAAATTGCGCCTGCTTGGTTGTCGCGATTGTGAAACCGTACTGAGCTTGCGCGCCAGTAGCTGAAAGGTTTCCTAATGCACGAAGACCAAAGGCTTTATCTATATTTGCCATTTTGTCATTTCCTTAAATTAAGTTATTCGGAGGATTTAGGTCCGCCGAACGATACACGGGTCTGACGAGTAGGATTTTGAATTCTCATGGACGAATGACCATTTGATTTACTTAAATCGTTATCGACAGCCAATAATTGATCATGGGTGCGTGATTCGTAATACTCGCGTCGCTCTTGTGCGGTTTCCTCTGGGATTCGTGCAAGCAATAAACCTCCCACGCTGATAACACCAGCATGTCGGCCATCGTCTACTGAAGGACTGCTAAATTCTGGGTACTCGTCGGCACGTACTAATTCATAACCTTCACGGAATTTACCCGTGACGTTAATACGGTCTTCTTGTCCACCAGATTCTGCTCTAATCCAACGGTGCTTGTATCCTGGAGGCGCAGGAGGCGCATCCAATCGTGAAGGAGGGGCCCAAGATTTACGGCGCGCAGATTTATCACGTGAATCTGTCTCACGTGCATTGCGATTTAGTTTTGGTACAGCTTGTTCTTGATCCATTTTATTACTCCTTAACGTATTTGGCGTATTCTTCTAACGGAACACCCAATTTTTTAGCGATCGCAACTTGGCTCGGTGAGAGCTTGACAGTGCGGCGTGCATTGTTTACTCCAGAAGATCTGGAAGCAGGCGCAACCGTTTGCACGGGTCGGTTCGTCCTGGTTTTTACATTAAATTGCGTAGGGAATGCCTCGCGCAATCTATTATTTAGCTCATCATAATACTCATCTGAGTTTGGGTCAAATCTTTCTGCTAAAACTAGTTGTTTATGTATGCCTTGAGCTGCATGTGTCATTGCCACGTTTTTGCCATACCATTCGTTTTCCTCGGCCCATGCTTCGGCTTTAGGATCGTATGTAGGACGCTGTTGTTGCACAGGTTGCTGCACTTGTTGTGGAGCTTGCTGGGCTTGTTCCTGGTCATACTGACGGCGTGACGCCATTTCAGAGATACTGCGTTGCTCCATTTGAATTTCAGTCAAACGTTCTTGCGCTTCAATCTCCGTGTCGTAGTCACCTTCTTCACGTGCCTTACGGATAATCTGTTTTAGGGCAACAGCTTGTGTTTCAATACGGCTCTTTGCTTCGCCTAGGCGGGCATTGTCAGATTGATACGCTTGTTGCTCATAGGCCTGTGCTTTTTGTTGTACGTTTTTAGCGTACTCTAGCGCAGCCTGTTCGCGACGTTCTGTTTCGCGTAGACGAGCAGTAAGCTTGTCAATGCGTTTCTTTACCTTGTCGCTGTATACATCTAGTTCCTCGCCTTGCGCCTGTGTTGATTGTGTCTCAACAATAGGGGCCTGGTTGGATTCGTTTTCTACTAGTTCGGAACCACCGTCGCCATCAAGCTCGACAGTAGCCGGACTTTCGTCTTCCTCGCCTACCTTAAAGTCTAGTTCTTCAGCCATAACTTTCTACTCCTTACATATGCAAGATGTCTTCTGGGTCATTTACAATCCCCAAGATTTCATCATCGTTTAAAAATCGGATTTCACCACCATCGATAGAAATACGTGAACCTGCGTACCTGCCAAAGATAATCCAGTCGCCTTCTTTGCACCATGCACCGAATGGGAATTTGGATTCGTCTTTGTAGGCTAAATCACCCAAGCTTAATACATAGCCGCAATTAGTAGCCAGCTGCGTACGTTTCTGAGTTTCTTCTGCTATCACAATACCGCTTTTCGTGCGTTCTGCGCCACGATACGGCAATATTGCTACACGCCATCCTGTAGGGCGAGGAATACGGCTTATGGCCTCCTCTGGTATCAGTGATGGGTCGAACTGGCCGTCTGAGTTGTAAGCATCGTCAATAGACGGCTGCTTATTCTGCTCGTTCTCAAGCCACTTCTTTTCTAGCGCTGTTAGGTTCTTTGTTTCTTCTTCTGCCATAGGGCCTCCACGGTTAAAAATCTAAAGGATCAGGATTAGAATTCAAGGAATCCTTGATCATATCCTCTACCATTTTTAAGCCTTCTAGACGCCCCATCATGAAACGATAACGTTCCATATTGGCAATGGTGCCGTTCAGCACAATTGCTTCGGAGTCCGACTGTAACTTTCTAACTTCCTTAAGAAGTCTTTCTGCATATTCAAGCATGGTTCAATCTTCCATGTAAAAGGCAGACGATCAAGAGCCCTCGTCTGTAGGCTTAAAACTATTTATTCTTCTTACTCTTTGGTTTCTTTGCGGTCTTTTCAGATTTCTTAAATGCTTCTTCAGTAGGGGCGCCTTTTGAACCAGGCTTCCTCATCTTCTCACCACTACCTTCTTCTATGCGCTTACGCTTAGCGTTTATGTTCGCGTACAATCCTTGTGCCATTAGCATTTCCACCTTTTCAATGAAGCAGCCTTGCGTGTAGGACGGCCTTTCTCATCGACCATAGGGCCAGGCATGCCTGAAATCCTTGCACAAAACGATTTACGTATTGCAGCGTCCTTCTTAGTCTTTGGGTTTGGAGCAGGCGCCTTTAAATCAGAGCCTGTTGCCTTGTTATACTTTGCACGGCCTTTAGCAGTAAGTCCAGCGCCTTTCGACACAGGAAGCTTCTCACCACGGCCCACGGCTAACGATACAGACTTCTTTGCCATGTTAGCAAATCTTCACGCGACGGTTGCCGTCTTTCTTCTTGACGTATGTTACTTCTGATGCCATTGCATCGCCGCCTTTTTTCATCTTAACTGGCTTAGCTTTGCCTGCTTTGCTGTACGCAATGGCCACGGCCTGTTTCACGGCCTTAGCCTTTGAAGCTGGCTTGCTTGTACCAATCTTGCCGGACTCTTTAAAGTCACCAACAAGTGTACCGATGTTGCTGGATATGGTTTTCTTGCTACTACCTTTTTTAAGCGGCATTATTATCTCCCTGAGCTTGCTGTTGTTGACCTAACATCTGTTGTTCCATAATGGCCAACCGCTCACGGGCAATAGCAGCACGTTCCTCTGCAATTGCATCCTGCGAGGCAATGCTGGCCTGATCATCTTGCGCTTCTTGTTTTAATTTCTCTTGCTGGAGGGCCAAGCTCTTCTCTTTAGCCGCTGCATCCGCCGCGTCAGCCTTAGCACGTTGATCCAACTCTTGTTTCTTGAGTTCCACAACAGGGTCAACAGGAGCTTCGCCTGTGCCAGCGATTTGGTCTTGCATTGCTTTAACGTCAGCCATGGATTGCGCTACTTTCAATGCAATCATGCCTTCTTTTTGGATTATTGACACCATGCCATCTGGGTCCGTGCCGTATGCCTTGAACAATTCTGCTTCCACGTCCTCTTCTGCCTTGATACGGATGTGCTGCAAGATATGTTTTTGCAAGATAGAAGCAGACATAGGATTCGCCTGCAACATCGGTGACATGCCCATGCGTAAGTGAGCCTCAATGTGTGCATCATGCTGTTGACCAGCAAATGCTTTCAATTCCATCGTATCCAACACGTCAGCATTCTCTGTCGCCGGGTCTTTTGGCATTTGAGAGCTCTGTGGACGCAATATGCCGTCGATATCACGCACGTTTAGGGCTGTGTAGACCCGGTAGTATGCCTCGTACATGTTATGCATCTGTGGGGCCGCCTGCGCAAGCTGTAGCTGTGTTTGTGCAAGGGTTATACGCTGTGCTGTAGAGAAGATGTTAGGGTCGGCAACCGGGAGCACTGCCACCATGTTGTCAAAGTCTGCTTTTTTAATCTTACGACTGGCACCTGGCACGTCATAAGGGTACTCTTTAGGTAAATACTCACCAAAGCCCTCTGCCAACAACTTAAATTCAAGTTTTTGTGCGTAGTGCAAGCGTTTATGGATGGCTGACATGACCATTGAGCCACGTTCAAGCAATGCAATGGTCGTTCCGACCGCTGCGTTCTGATTGCCATCACCAACTTGCATGTCCGCGATGCTTGCAAGGCGTTTACCAGCGTCGACAGTGAAGCCTAATAACTGGAATAGTGTTTGGCTAGGCTCTTTATACGGTAATGGTAATAAAGAAGCGCCCAATTCAGCACCACCAGCGTCAATATCACGCCATTCGCCTGGTTGGATAGGTGTATCCGTGTCCGCGATCCGTGCGCCTTTAGCCTTGAACCCTGCTGGTAGGTTAGAGAACGTACCCGCGTCGATTAATTGACGTAAAGCAGACGTTGCTGTCTTAGAAAGGCTGCCGATTAAGTGAACAAAGCCCAAGCCATACGCACCAAGGCCCTCGATCAACACATAATGCACAAAATAATTGCGACGACGTTTTAATTCGTCGCCTTCTTTCCAGTTACGACGCACGCCAAGCACTTTACCGCTCACTTCGTCAAGCGTTACGACGTATGGAAGCTTAATTCCTGTCGGTTCACCGTCTTCATCCATGTCTTCGAAGCCAGGAATGTCATAATCCACTTGGAATTCAAGCAAAAACACTTCTTCGGCTTGGTCAGAAGGGCTTAAACCTGTTTGACGGTCCACGCCTTCTTGAATTTGGTCTTGATTTGGGTCAGAACTCTCTGGTTGGATGTCTAAATCCAAGTATTCGCCAGCTATAACGCGCTTTCTGAACTCGTTTGCGTCCATTGGCACGCGGTGCGTGATCCGTGGGCATTGGCTCATGACGCTTGAGCCGGTGTAAGGGATATAAAGGTCATCAGCAAGCACTAATTTGCTCACCATCCTGTCTAATTGTGCATTAAAATACACTTTTTTGAACACAGAACCACCGTAACCTAGGTAGAAAAGTGCTTGGTCCATCTCTGGCGTGTACTCTTCCATCACTGTGGTCAGCTCGTAGTTCATGAAATCTTGAACACGTGCCGCTTGCTGCATCTTTTCTATTGTTTCTTTGCCCATTACCTTAGTTCTAACGGGCCCATCTGCTGGCATTAGCTCCTTCATCGCTTGCGATTGGAACTGAACTACCGCTTCTGTCAACATTGGGTGGACTGCACCGGCTGCGCCACGGAATGGCTTGGTGCGTTCTTCGACTTTCAAGCCTAACAGCTCAAGGCCCTTGGCATAAACCTGCTCCCAGTCACTACGGGAGGCCTTGTCGGCGTCAAACAATGCCAGTAAGTCAATAGACATACGGCTTAAATCGTCTTGGTCAATCACTTCCGCCAGGTTGGCGTAGAATTCTACCTCGTTATCCTCGTCTTCGCCTATCTCAACCGTAGCTCCGCCATCGTCTTCCAAGACTATTTCGATTTCGGGCAGGCCTTCCTGATCAATCTCAATGGATGTTTCAGGGGCTTGGTTAACTACTTTGTCAATGGGCATAGGATTCTCGTCCGAGTATTTTCCGTAGTGTACTCGGTATTGCAGGGTTTACGCAAGTGTTACTTCTTAGATTTAATAAAGTCCGTTACTTCACCGCCGTGCTTGAACTTGGAGATACCTTTTTCCTTAACTGCAGCAATAAGTTCCGGCGTAATATCAAAGCCCCATTGCATTCCTATCTCTTTGTCTTTAGCCGGACGATAGAGATTAAACATGGTAGGCTTAGGTCTCATGTCTATCTGTTTAATCTCCGCTTTTACACCTAATTGTTTTAATACGTCTTTGGTAGATTGTGGCAGTATTTCATCGTAGAATCCCTTCATGCCCCTTCCACCTACCTCAAGCCCGTCGCCTTCTAGTTTTGTCCATTTATTAGCTCCGTCTTGTACAGCTTCTACCTTTACGTATTTAGGGCTAAATCCCATTTCATTCATATAGGCATTAGCTTTATCTGCAGTATTAAAAGAGGCAATTACAGTCCTGCTTCCATTTTGATCATTAACTACATAATGTGTTTTTGGGGGAGGAGTGCCTTCTCCTTGTTTTATTTTTTCAGCCATCTCTTTCCCAAACATACTACCTATCTTATCCAAAGGTGTTTCTTCGTAGTAGGTAGAACTAGCGTTCACTGGATCTCCTTTTTCCAGAGCATACATATCGTATGTGCCATTCGCATTCTTTTTATAGCCAATCTCTTTAAGTGCTTTTGATAGATTATATCTGGCATTTTGCTGTGCTCCGGTAGTAAAGGCCACACTACTGTATCCTTTGTCTACAGCGTCTTCAATAATCTTCTTAAGCGCTAGTCCTGTCCATGCTTTAGTGTCTCCAACGTAAGGGCCTTTTGGAACGCCCTTTGGTACAGGAATGTCCCGCAACGCGTCGTCTAGTTGAACTAGCCGCTGTCTTATTTCAATAGGTCTTTCCCCACGCTCGCGCATTGCTGTAGCCTCTTTGGACAAGGCATCCATCTCCGCCTTTATTTCAGCGCGGCGTTCTGCATACAGGTCAGGTTTTAAAAACCCTTCTTCCCTTCCCTTTTGCCCCCAGTCGGATTGTATTTCTTCTACAAACAACACGGAGTTACCTTGTCTGTCCTGACGGTCATTCATGCGGACATGTGCCACGCGATTGGTATCGGCTGTTTCATCTAAATATCCATGAACGCTAGGGACTTTATAGTTCATGTCTTTTTTAGGAGGAAGACTGATGGTCATTTCACGGTAGTTGGTATTTCCGTCTGCAAGGTTAAAGTCCCCAAACTTAGCCGGAGTAGTATTAGTTGCTCCTTCCTTGTAGTCCCACTGAGGCATTGTCTTAGTCAGTATCTCTGGGCTTGATTCGTTAATCACGGCCAGTAGGTCTTGTTTAGCAACATTACCCTTCTGTTCCTTGAGCCACCGTCCTGCTTCCGTCTGTGCAAGCTCTTCCTTCGCTGCCTTAGGTGCATTTGAACTCAACCATGCCATCCACTGTGATGCAGGCATCTTGTCCATCTTATGACTTTCCACGGCCCGCGCAGCTGGAGAGTAAAACTCAGCAGCATACATCCTTGGGTCCATGGTATTACGGCCAATCACACCCGTGCCAGTCTCTACCTGTCTCGCTACTTCCTTCGCACCCGCCTTAGCCAAAGTGGTTGCTCCTTTGGTCGCGGCCCCCGCTACAGGGACAATGTCCGCCACTGCAAGTAAGCGTGGGTCTATCTTGGATGTCTGTAAGCTCTTGCCACGGACAACAGGGTCGCCATAACTCACGTCCCTGGCCAATGACGCGGTGTCACTCATTCCCATGAAGTCAGCCGCAGTCATACCACCTACTAGCGGGATGCGTTTATCAAGGGCATACTTGTCAAAAGGCGCGGCTGCCAGCTCAAGGCCCTTGGACCACGCATTGAGTGCAGGATACTTAGGCTTAACTTCGCCAATCTCTGGCGCTACGCCATTTGGGGAAAGGTATGATTCTTTGTTTACACGTTCAATGTCTGCCGCTGTGATAGGGGTATCTTCCGGTGTGACGTCAATAGACTTAAGGGTCCGGACTTCTCCCCCGTCTTCAAACTTTTTTGGCTTTTTCGCCTTTGCAATAGTCTTAGCTTCACCTGACTTGATTGCCTGTAGCGCTTGGTAGGCCATGTCTGCTTTGTCCTTGGACCGTAATCCAATGTCCATGCCTAACGCGTCATTGTACTTGTCCATCGCCTCTTCAGC